TCCAAGCGGACTGCCCAAGAGTAAGGCTAACCCATTGTTTTAATTCATCTCTTTGAGCTTGCGCCTTTCGTTTGGCAGCGAACACTTCCATAGCTTCCTGCTCGACAGATTTGCCAGCAAAGAGCTTACGAAATATTGGTGGATTTTTAGCCTCGCGCTCTGCTTGATCTAGATCGCTCAAAGCGCCCATCCACCGTCCGATATCGGACATCATGGATTCGACATCTCTGCCGATGGCAAAGCCTTTTTTGATGGTGGCGAAGCTGGCAGATGCCAGCGCCATTGCGCTTGCGGGATCCATTAGTACACCCTCTCATCTTGTCTCGCTGTATCAGGGAGGCAGTATGATGTGATGGACTTTCCTTGCCCCGAAAGTCGTTTTGCAAAATATACGCAGTCGTCTACCGACCTAAATTTTAATGGCTCACCCTTTACTTTGTTGCCATCCAGAAAAACGTATAGAACGAAAACATGAATTATCTCAATCTTGTGGTCTTCCTTCTACGATCTAAGACGGCCCCACACCCTCTTGCGATCATACCGTCTTTTGGCTGACGATTAACCTTACGCTTCCTTGGCTGCATCTCTGCTGCTACAGCGCCCCCATTTTCCATCTTCTTGGGCTTTTTGCTGACAAAAGTTTTTACGTTTGTTGGCTTTCCGCCAACGCCCTGTGCTTTTGCCCTCTTCCTAGATACAGCGCTTTTTATCTGTGACTTTGACATTGACCTCGCCTTTGAGCGAGGCACACATTTAGGATATTTTCTCTTAGATTTTTTAGCGGACTTACGGCCACAAGCTTGGAATTTGCCGTCCTTCTTAGGAGCGCCAATATCAACCCAATCACCCTTCGGGCCTTTTCCAAACCACTCTTTAAGGCTCATTACCTATATCCACCACCACGTTTCTTGTAAGTACGAACGAGCCAAGCATTTGCATAAGCACTTGGATATACATCAAATTTTCGCTTTGCCTCGGCCTTTACACGCGCATACAAAGCCGGATTTGTTGGCTTTGGTGACTTCTTACTTTTAGACTTTGGCTTTTTTGGTGCCTTTGGTGCCATCTCTTATCGCCTCCTTGCCTTTGCGAAAAATTTTAACGACCTCATCCTTACCCATGACCTTGGCTCTCTGCTCTGCAACAGTCAAGATTTGTATCTTTCTTGCAAAAGGCTTCTTAATTTTTTTAACTTTTGCGACTGTCGCTCTAGCATCTGCTGGAGTAGCAAATTTAATTCTAACTGTGTCTCTAGGGTTTTCATCAGTGTAGAGCCTACGTCCTGATCCTTTTGGTTTTTTACCTGTGCCAACTTTGGGATCTCTTGTCTTTTTCTTAGCCTTTCGCTTTTTTTGCGGCGGCTTAGACACTTGTCTACTCATCTGTGAACGGCCAATAGCCATTAAATTAACTGCTCCAAGCCTGCGGCGACAACGATGAGAAGCATTATGCCCCACATACGGCTATCCAAAGACTTTAACTTGTCCTGTATGTCGCCATACCTTTGACTGCATTCAGCTTCATGCTTCTCTAAAAGCTTCAATACTTCTTCGGCTTTCATTAACACTTCCACCTTCTACGAGCTTGACGAAGACGGCTATTAGGATTCTTCGCTGCCTTCGGAAACTTTTTCATCTGACCAGCAGAACGAGCGCAAAAGGACTTACGTCTCTTTGCGGCTGCGCTACCCTTTTTAACCTTACCTGTAACCGCTGTCTTGAGCTTACTTCCGGGGTTTGCCCTTCTATAAGCGGCCACACCAGCCTTAGTCATTCCCGCCCCAGCTTTTGTGGGGCGGAAATTCTTTTTGTTGCGCGGCGGCATCTTTGCCTTGCGCCTAGCCATTAGTTGTATTCCTTACGCATGTAAAGAATGATGGTGTAGGTATCTGCGCTAGAATGGCCAACGGTGGTAAAGTTAATATCGCCGGTCTTTCCACTACCAGCGTTATTCGTTAAACCACCAAACAACGAGTAATCGTGATTGCCGCTTTGATTTTCACCAAGCTCAATACAGAACGCGTCTGAAGATGCGTCAAAAAGAATTTGCACCTTCATGCCAATGCACTGCCACCAAATCCTTTCAATGACAACGCCTGTGCATGTTTTTTGACTAGCTGTATTAGAACCCAAAGGCTGCAAAGAACTAACATCAACCTTAGTGACAGCAGACTCACCGCTGCCATCACTAATGTTAGTAAACTTCATCACGGCATAGAGATCACCGTCGATAAGAGTCTGGGAGGTTACGGCATCAGCCATTTACGCCTCCCTTACTCTACGCCGTTATTGGCCATCGCGTATGTCAGGATGCCTGTAAAAGTTCCGCCAGTGGCCGCAGAAGATCCTACCTTGCCAGTAACGGTAGCATCAGCCGCGAGGCCGCCAGCGACGGCCAGAGCGCCGTCAGCACCCTTTATAGTTCCTGTTCCGTCAGCATCAACTTCGTTGAACAGACCATCGTCGTCAGCAGATGTGCCAATATCAACAGTCGGGTTAGTGCCGCCAGTAGCGCCGCCAATCGTCATAATTGAAATCGGAATCGCACCAGCCGGAAGAACCAGTGTTTCACCAGAAGATGCAGAGGTGCCAATGCGAACATTTGTTGCGGAAGATTCAGTCGGATCAAAAGAGATCTGAACGCTTTGGGTCATCACACCGGGGGTGTGCGTACCCTTAGAGCCGCCGCCGTAAGAGCGGACAACACCTTGGAAGGTTGTATTTGCCATTTCGTTCTCCTGTCTTGGCAAGTGTCAGCCGAAGCTGTCAGGGACACAAAAACTATACACAAAAAAAGGGCGGCTGAGAAGCCGCCCCTTTCCGAACATTTGTTCTGGTTTATGCGCCCGGCGAACCGAACACACAACGCGGATCAGAGAAGCCGAAGCTGTAACGCTCACGGGCCTTGAAACGCATATTACCAGTATCGAAGTCAGCTTCCATATTGGTCGCCATCGGAGAACGCTCAAAGTGCTTAAAGCCATTTGGAGCGTCGGTCTTGATGAAGAACGCATCAGGATCAGTCAGGAAGTGGTTGATGGTATAACCATCAGGCAGCATTCCCATGTTCCGAAGTGCGTTCACATCGTTGTCCGAAGTGCCAACGCGGAGAGTCGATTCAAGCAGACGATCAGCAATAAACTGAAGCTGCGGCGGAATGATCAGTTTCATGCCACGAAGAGCAATGATCAGATTGCGCTCATCGACAAAAGTAGAAATGTCGATAAGAGCATTCTCCAACGATGTCTCGTTGAGATCAGCAGCCACAGAGGGTTCATTGCGGAAAGTACCACCACCAGCAAGCGGGTGATCGGTAGCGCAAAGCTCTTTGCCATCGCCACCAGTAAAGCTGCTATCGAACGCATTGTTCAGCGTTGCAGCGGCTTTCACCTGCTTGGTATGGGCCATGGAGCGTGCCAAGGCACGAGTATAACGAGCGCCAAGCCGGTCATACAAATTATCTTCCAAAGCCTCTTCCGTCAGCGCGAAAGCAAGCGTGACGGTCTCGTGGGTGTAACGAGCAGTGAATGCTTCTGACGCGGAGTCGAATTGTACTCCAGCACCTTCAGCTTTCGTCTGCGCGTTGCCAAAACCGACCAACATCACTTCTTCCTCGAATGCACGATCAGAAGTTTCAGTCTCGTAGATTTCAGCATGCTCGGCATCGTAACGATCATATTCCATTCCGAATAGAACGTTGAGGCCGGGTTCTAGCTCTTTCGCTAGTTGGGCGCGAGAAATAGCCATCAGTCAGCCTCCTTATGCCAGACCAGTTGTTCCAGCAGAGAACAAGTGGTTGTTGATCATAACGATGACATTGGTGTTGGCGGAGCTAACGTCGCTATTCTCAGGGTCGGTCGAAATATCAATCGCCTTGAGAGGGAGCGTCGCAGTCGTCGCACCAGTTCCGACATCAAGCTCACAGCGAGAAATACCAGAAGAGGTATCTCCAACCGGAGAGTTGTCGAAGATGTCAAAGTTTCCGAAGAGATCCGCTACCGGCATAGCTGCATCAGCCTGAATCTCGAAAACGGCATGAGGCGAATCAATGATGAAAGCCTCAATGTCAGCCGCAGCCGTAGATGCAGGGTAATGGTTGGAGAAAGTCTCCTTACCGGTGGTCGGATCAGTGAAACGGCATCCGTTGAAAACACCTAGAATGAAGCCGGATCCACCATCAGCATAACGCTCGACACCACCTCCGGTGACGGCCTGAACCATATCACCTTGGAAGATCGCGGTGCCGTAGTTATTGGCAATGCGGTACTTATTCTGCATGTTTGCAAGGGAAGAGCCGGAACCTGACCTATAAAGGCGCAGGCCAAAAGGGGCATCTTTATTTGCCATCTTTTTTGCTCCTAGTTATCAGCTACCTTCGGCCCACCAAAGGACACAGAGGTAGAACGTTGCGGTTTTAGCTTTGGCATCGCAGCATTGGATTCACGCATCCAATCACGATCCACAGCTTCCATCTGGTTTTGCGTAACGCTCTGATAGTGAGAGTTACGTTGATCCGCAATTTCTTCTGGGATTCTTGCGAGAAGAAGACCCCCAACGCCAATCACGCCAGCGTTTTTGCCTTCATCAATCACAGGCGCATCAAAGTCAGGATACTCTTCAGCACGAACCAGTTCGTATCCTTCACGACGACGCTTGTGAATGTTGTTCCGGTCATCGTATTCCATGACCGACTCTCGAATCCACCTGTGTTTATACCCTACAGGAGCCTCGGGTGCGTCGAGTGCAGAAGGTGGCCTCCAATCGGCGTTACGCATTTCTTTTTCACGGGTTTGCGAATCCCGGCTTGCACGATTGGTCATTAGGCGCTCCTCTGTTTTTCGAGCCTAGCTACCTCTTTTGCGTACTGCTCAAGAGGTATTTTCATCTTCTTTGCAAAAGCAACTTGACCGGGAGTCAACTCCACAGTCGTTTTTCCGCCCCTTTTGGTAGCTGACCGTCCGTTGGACGCAGGCGTAACAGCTTGGGCGACTCGCTTGTTAGCCTGTGATCTGTCAAGAAGCGGACTCATCCGCTTGTCAATCTCTGCGTAATATTCATCAGTAGAAGGATCAAAGCCCTCTTCGCCAACAATTCGCATATGAATTGCTCGTGCGGCTCCTGTCAGAGCATCATCATTGTCGAACCATGGATTTCTACTCATCCAATCCTTGAGTTTTGGATCAAGCTCTTGAGGGCGTTGAGGCTGTGTCGGCTGCTGTGGCTGCTCTTCTTGCACTTGCGCCTGTTGCTCTGAACGAGCCTTTTGAATGCGCAGCCTCTCTTTTTCGATGGCAACTTGTGCAAGAGCGGCGTTGGCCTCTGCAATTTTTTCTGAGTCACCGGCATCAATCGCTTCTGTCAGAACCTTTTTGACAGCGGCCTCTTGTGTCTCGACACGAGAGCCATACTCATTGATGTAGCCCTTATCCAGATCCTCAAGACGCTTACGCATCTCTTCATTTTTAGCTTTCATCTGCTCCGCATAATTGTACGCAGCCTCGGCCTCTTCCATGGCCTGCTTACGTTTTGCGGTTAGCTGATTGATGCGTTTTTGAACGTTTTCACTGTAATTTTCCAACTCCTCAGAGTTGTCATCAGAGTCATCACGAACAATTGTTCCTGTTTCTTCAGAATCTTGAGCTTCGGCTTTAACTTCGCCGTCCTGCTCTTCAAATTCTACGGAAACGGTTTGCTCTTCAGCTTCTGGCTGTTGATTTTCTTCGTTCATCATCATGCTCCATACTATACATATGAAATATCAGCAGGGTCAAGGATAGTAGCGATAATGTTATCGTCATTTATGAGGCGGACCTCTAAACCATCCACTTTGAACCTATTTCCAGCATATCTTCCCATTAAAACCCAAGAACCCTGCTCACACCACGGTCCTGTTGGGAATTTTTGGGCATCTTTATATGCGTCTGGGCCAACCTTAACGACGTAAGCCGCAACAGTTGCGAAACTCTCACGCTCACGCACTTTATCTGGAATATAAACTCCAGAAGCGGTCTTGGCCTTCATGTAGTATGGAATGACAAGGAGACGATAACCCACGGGCTGGGGAAGACGCTCTAACGCAGAAGCCTCCATCTTAGATGGGTCTTCATTGTTCTTTGTGTCTTCATCATGTTGATCGAAAGCCTTCTCAATAGCAGGAGGCATTTCATCTTTTGACTTCGTCATCCTTTCAGGAACAAATAGCTTTTTAGCCATCTTCTAACTCTACACCCTTCATCGCGGCTCTAATAAGATCCTCACACTGGGTCAGTCCGCGTATTTGACCCACCATGAACCGGTAGTCCTGAATGGTTTCTACCGCACCATCCGCCAGCCTTTGCGTCATATCCGCTTTTTGCTGGCGTATGTCCTTCAGCAGATACTCTGCAAGATTGAGAGCATCCATTATTTCTTACCAAAAAACTTCGTCGCTGACCTAACGCCAAAGCTGGCAGCGACAATCACACCAAGGGTGTACTGATACCAATCAGGCATCATCTCTAACGCCGCAAATCCCTCTGCAACGATTGTTCTGCCCCACTCGCCACAAAATGAGAGAATGAGGGGTATGCTAAAAAGACCAACGAGCCATTCATCCTTGAGAGAACTTTGGCTGCCCTTTGCCATCAACTTTTCCCACTCGGCAGTCGATGTCGCTGCTGACACCATAACGGCGGCTTCCGCCTCCGCCTTGGCTTTGGCAATGGCTGTCTTACCCCGCTGCTCCTCGGTTTTTGAATCCATCCAAGAAGAAACCAATCCGCTGACCGGACCAATCAGTGCCTGTAACATATTGCCCTCCTATTTACGGCTCATCCAAGCCGACACGCCCATATAGGCTCCCACCAAGCCTGCGCCACTAATGTAAAAAAGATTACTAATGTCAGAAAGCGCCTCAACTCTCTCCAGTTCTACAAAAAACATAGCTAACGTAAATGCACCCATAGCCACCAAAGTCGCGGTGGCCATCCTTCTCTGAGCGCGCAACTTACGCAACTCATGCTCTGATTGACGTATTTCTTTAGCAAGAGCCAATTCCTCGTCAGAAACAATGCCGTCTCCGTCAAGGTCATACTTGGCGTACTCTGTGCTTTTTTCAAATTTTTTCTGTGCCATCACTGACCCCTAAGTGACACGAAACTTTTTTTGTTTTCTCACGCGCCCTTGTCCACGGCAAACGGCACCGCCATCACGAAACTTGAAGCCATATTGCTTGGTGCGGTTATCATAGCTAAACCCCTTCTTGCCAGCTTGCAAAGCGGCCTTGAGATCTTCTAGCTGCTCATCAGTTAGCCCCTGAAACATCTTGCTCATGGGAATTGGCTTGGGCGGCTTAAATCCGGGGCCATATTTATCTTTGTCAGCCATTACCTAACTCCCAAGAACCTTTGTGGCCTAGCAATAGAAGAAAAACGAGAAACAACGCCGCCCTTATTTTTTCTTTGCGGCTGCTTTCTTTTTGGGCGCGGCTTTTTTCTTTGCAGGCTTGGCTTTGACTTTCCCGCTTTCGACAACGCTATCGCCACTGCTTGTCTCTGGGGATATCCCTCCGACCTCAATTTGCTGATGTTGTCGCTGATCGACTTCTGGCTGCTGCCTTTTTTCAATGGCATTTCTACGCTCCACCTTCTTGGCTTTTTCGACCTCTGCAACTTTTCTGTTAAGGGAACTCGCTGACATTATTGCCTCCTGTTCGCAAGGTTGGCGGCAGCAATATCTCGCTGTGTCTGAACACGGTTATCTGCCACCCTAATGCGCTCTTCATTTGCTTCTTCTTGCAAATCAAGACGCTGTTGAGCCAATAGGACATCATTGCGCTCTTTTTCACGCTCAAGTCCCTGCTTCTCTTCAAACTGGCGAGACTTCTCCTGAATCTCTGCACCTCTTAAAGCAAGCTCCTGCTGTCTGATCGCCACTAACGGATCAGTGTTATCCGCAGGAGATACTGCTTGTGCATACTGTTCAGTCAATTCACCAATCTTAACCGCTGCAAGATCATCTATCTGACCCTGAAGCTGCTGCATCATCATCGGATCTTGCTGCATCATCATCTGCGCTTCAGGCGGTAAGCTTGCGATAACTTCTTGCTGTGCCTGTATCTCAGCCATCATGCCAATATGCTCAGAAATATGGCCCTGTATCGTCATAACGATGTTCGCATTGGCCTGTGCCACAGGCGTCGATAACATAGCCAGATGCGCTTCAATATGAGCGGCATGGTTCTGCTGCGGGAAGGCTTGCAGCCTCTGATTGCGCAATGCTTCCTGATTTTCACGCGCAGGGTTCATAGGCTGGGGCTGTGGCGGCCTCGGCAGGATAGAATCAATGTTTGTGACGCCCAAAGCCTCGTACATCTTGCGATACGCCTGATAAAGACCCTGTGGTCCGCCATGAATGTCAGGATTTGACTGCACAAGCTGCAATTGTGTCTGCGCAAGGGCAATTCTTTGCGACATTGAGAAGATATTGGGGTCAGAAACGGGCAAAACGTCAATTCTGTCGTCAAAATCTGACTGTTTTATCTCTGGCGGCGCTCCGGGGACCGGATATGGGTACATTGGGGCGCTAAATCTGGCAAATACGCTAGATAAGAGCTTAAATTCCTGCTTCTGAGAGTAATGAAGGCGCTTGTGAATGGCGCTCATCACCTTTGTGCCGCGCTCCATGATGGCCATGGTGGTGCCAACAGGAGTTTCGCCACTCATTTCGCCAACCTTCATGTCAGCCATAGATGCAAAGCGGCGGCCAGACTCCACAAGAGTGCCAAGAAGCTGATAAAGCGTTGCTGACGGCTCCTTAAACGGCAGTGTCATAATGGATTGACGGATATCCATGCCAGCAGCGTCGATATCACGGAACTCACCGGGCTGAAGTGGCTCGTCCTCATCCCTAATACGC